ATGAATGGGTTAACGATAGCCAAACACAAGCAGAATATAAAGGTGTGTGTGATGGTTTGGATATGCTCGTTAATCATCTTGAAGAACTAGAAAAGGAGAGTGATGACTAATATTTATGACAAAGAATTAGAACTTACATCTTTAGAAAAGAAACAACTTACACAGCACTACAAAGAAATAGCATTGCCTGTTTTTAAAGTAGATAATGAAACACCTGAAGATGAAAGTGATAACTTTTGGTGCGGCATTCAGTTTGACAAACGAATGTTTGACCTTTGTGTTTACTGGTCAGATTATAAGATTGTTTGTGTTGTGTATGAGTGCGACCCAACAGAGGATGGTAATTGGACAACTAATATTACTGCTAGTTGGTACTTAACTGGCAAAGGAGTGAGTGATGGCTAAAAAGAAATTAGTATATCCTTATGAGGGATACAGTAGTAGTGGTAGTGATGCTGACTATGAACAACCTAGGGATAATGAGAACAACATAGATATCAATCAGTATATTGAATATGATGAGGGTAAGAATATGAGAATCTATTTTAAAAGAACTCAGTTTATTCAAGATGCTGAAGAGTATTTAAGAAATGATAATCCTGATTATGAGATAGTGGGGATCAATGACTAAAAAAATAATTAAATGTTTTGATTGCAGTATGCCTCTTGTTTTTGAAAACACAGATGGCAAGTTTGAGGAGTATGAGGTAGACGAAAACGGAAATAAAAGATGTTTTGTTTGCCATAATGATTTAATAGGAGATGAAAGATGACTAAAGAACTGTTTGCATTATACCTAGTTTTCTCTACACCAAATGGTGTGGAGGAGAAGTTTATCATGGGGCGGGAGAACTGTGATAACCTACAACCAATCGTTGAACAAGAGTTTAAACGATTAAATATTAACCGAGATGAACTTAAACAATCTGGACACATGTGTATTGGTTGGGATATTCATCTTATACGACAAAGGAGTAAGTGATGCCTACAAAAAAAGATAAGCAGCTATCGGATCAAATAGATATGATAAGGGAGCGTATCGTTAAAGATATGTATGAATACAATCGTTTAATCCGGGAGAAAAAGGTGGCACCTCATGTAGTTAGCATGATGCTATTGATGGAGACCATGACATTCATGAAGTGTTATGCTCCCTCACCGATGCATGTGGCACACATGATAACTAATCTTCTCAGTGATTATCTCTGCCAAGAAAGAGATGAATACGAGGAGCATATGTTGAGTAAAATAAAAACAAGAAAAACAAAACATTAACAAGGAGTATTTATGCTTGAAGCTTTTATCGTAACTCTATGGATCGAGTACAATGGTAAACTATATGTGAAAGAAGCTGACTCAATAACTAGAAACTGTGAGTCAACTACAAGAGATTTGTACGAAAGATTTAAAGAGCTACCAAATATGAAACTCAAAGCCGTTAAGTGTGACTCGGTGCAATCATTTACAGAAAGAAGGGATTACTTCAATGGCAAAAGGTAATGGTGAAGACCTACAAGACGACAAGATTCTTACCGATGTAGAAATGGTTTATGCATTGGCTAAGATAAAACAATTCAAAGATGTTGTGCAAAGAATATCGATCGAAAGATTTTCTCAAGAACAATACTTCGATCTTATCGATGCAATCTTTGATGATATATTTAACCCACTAACTGATAAGGAGAAACAATAATGAGTGGATCAGAACTAAGACTAAGCGACCTAAAACGACACCTCAAACCAATAGTTGATGAGCTATTGGATAGTGTAACTAACGAACCAAAGGAAATAGAATATCTAATTGACTATGCCTTGAAGGATTTGCTATATCCAAAAAAGCGAACGGCTAAGGATAGGATCATACACAACTGGAAACATGCTTTGAAATCGGAAGTTGATGATGATCGACCTTGCGATACAGAGCCACCAAATAATCTTATAAAGGTGGACTTCAACCCTGATAAGTAATGAAAAACTGTAAGAGAGTAGGGTGTGACAATCCCGTCACATCCTCAAAGAATAAGTATTGCTCGATGACATGTAGTGCAGTAGTCAACAATACTAAGTTTCCTAAACGAAAACGAAAAGACTATGGTCACTACCTCTGTGCCTACTGCAACAAGCGACACACTAAAAGAAGTAATACAATGAACAAGTATTGTGATAATGTCTGCCAACAAAAACATCGCAAACATATTCGCAATATTAAAATAGAACAAGATGAGAATATGGGTAAGTCTGTAGGTAAAAAAAGACTTATCATATCTTATCTCAAAGATACTAATCGATGGTATTGTAACCAGTGCGGGGCGTTGGCAGAAGAGTCGCCATTGGAGTTTCATCATATTGATGGGAACCGGCACAACAATCGTCTGTCAAACTCGATGGTGCTATGCCGTAATTGTCATGGGAGAACACAAAACTTTAGAGGGAGAAACAAAGGAAGCAGCCACTATATATAGTTATCTATAGTTAATCATAGTTATATAGAGATAATCATAGTTATAAAGAGATAATCATAGTTATAATTAGACATTCATAGAACTAGCATTAGACTAACACTAGACTATATATAGTCTCCCCCTATATATGGGGATAGGCTATCATTGATTTCAAAATCTGGCAACCCCTTGACAAAAATAATTAGAGGATGTATTTATAGGGCAAGACCCGCAAAAATAATAAGGAGACGACTATGACAGAAAATGACCCAAAGAGGTTTATACGACACACATCATGTGAACAGTGTGGATCATCCGATGCCAATGCTTTGTATGCGGACGGATCACTATACTGCTTCTCGTGCCGCAACTACACGGAACCTCCCAAGGACAAGACCCAACTTGAGGAACTGCTCGGAGATGACACAAAAATTCAAGGCTCGGCACCAAAGGTTATACCACTAGGTGTTAGCAAACCTATACCCGAAAGAAAAATAAGCCAGAAGACTTGTGAGTTTTTCGGAGTGACGACAACGAACAGTGACAAACCAAAGATATATAAACACCACTACCCATACTATGATAGTGAAGGCAACCATGTTGCAACAAAGCTCAGAAGAGTCGCCGACAAAACATTTAACGTAGAAGGTAAAACTGGTAAAGCATTATTGTTTGGACAGAATTTATTTAGTTCTAACAATTTGAAAACAATAACAATATGTGAGGGAGAGATTGATGCCTTATCTGTGTTCGAAATGTTTGCACCAAACTCTTACCCAGTTGTTAGTGTTAGAACTGGTGCAGCTGGAGCCGTCACTGATTGTAAAAAACAATATGAATTTATAAATGGTTTTGAAAAAATATATCTGTGTTTTGATAATGATGAACCTGGTCGTGAGGCAAGCAGAAGAGTCGCAGAATTATTTCCACCAAAGAAAGTACACATTGTTAATCTAAACCTTAAAGATGCTAATGAATATCTTATGCAAGATAAACAGAAAGAATTTAAAGTTAGATACTATGCTGCACAGACTTACACACCAGAAGGTATCATACTTGGTGAAAATACTTGGGATCTTATTGCTAATGAAAAGGTAATTAAATCAATACCTTACCCCTGGGATGGTATGAACAGTATGACTTATGGCATGAGACTTGGCGAGTTATGTACCTATACTGCGGGGTCTGGCATAGGTAAGTCTAGTGTAATGAGAGAGCTAGCGTACCATATAATTAAAACGAGTGGACACTCAGTTGGTTGTTTATTCTTAGAGGAATCTATAGAACGAACAACAAAAGGTATTATGTCTGTACATGCAAACAAACCACTGCATCTACCATTTTGTGAATCAACTATGGAAGAGAAGCGTACAGCTTGGGAGGCGACACTAGGTACAAACAAGATAAGAATGTGGGATCACTTTGGTTCTACTGATATCGATAACATCATATCTAAAGTACAATATCTAGCTAGTGGATTAGATTGTAAGTTTATCATACTCGATCACTTGACTATGATTGTATCAGCTATGACTGGTGACAATGAGAGAAGAGCAATCGATAGCATAATGACACGGCTTAGAACTTTAGTCCAAGAACAGAACATACATCTGATGTTGGTATCTCATTTGAGTAGGCGAGCCAGTTCTGATAGTGGACACGAGGAGGGTGCGATAGTTAGTCTATCACAACTCAGGGGTTCACATGGTATTGCGCAACTCTCTGACTTTTGTTTCTCATTGGAAAGAAACGGACAAGCAGAGGACATGGAGAAGAGAAACCAAACTACAGTTCGTATATTGAAGAACAGATTTAGTGGAGAGACTGGCCCATGTTGTTGGCTACAATGGAGTAAGGATACTGGTCGTCTGACTGAGATTGCTAACCCTAAATCAAAAGACAGTGATGACTTTAGAGAGGTGAATGATGGATTCAAAGTTTGACACAGTAGTTTTAGATATTGAAACAGATAGTCTTGATGCTGCCAAGATACATTGTATATGTATTCAGGACTATATTACCGGAGAGCAACGGGACTTTATACAAGAGCAAGGATGCGAAGAGTTTAAAAAATTTCACAACCAAGAACGTAAGTATATCATGCACAATGGTGTCAGCTTTGATGGGCCAGTGTTAGAAAGATTACTAGGTATAACAATACCATTAGAAAATATAATTGACACACTTCTTATATCACAGATGATTAATGCACACATAGATGGTGGCCACAGTTTAAAATCTTGGGGTAATAAATTAACGAAGAGTGGTAAGCTAGAGTTCAAAGACTTTGATCAATACTCAGAGGAGATGTTAAAGTATTGTCAACAAGACGTGCATGTTACTCGTAAACTAATGCAACACTTAGCGCCAAAGATAACTAGGTTTAGCACGGACAGTGTTCGAATGGAACATCGCATCAGAAGAATCATAGATGAACAAGAGAAGCATGGATTTTATTTAAATGTAAACAAGGCACATGATTTATTAGAAGAGCTAAAGACAAAGTCAGAAGATTTAAAAAAAGATTTACAAACTATCTTTGCTACTATCTACACACCACGGTTTCATAAGACTACTGGTAAACCATTAAAAGATCATGTCGATGAGTTTAATCCTAGCTCTCGTAAACAAATCGCTGAAAGATTACAAAAGAAATATAACTGGGTACCCACCAAAACAACACCAACGGGACTACCAGTTATTGATGAACAAGTTTTAAAAGAGTTACAATACCCAGAGGCCAAGATGATTGCAGAATATTTATTGTATGAGAAACGTGTATCACAAATTAAATCTTGGTTGAAGAATGTAAAAGATGATAGTCGGGTGCATGGCAGAGTGATAACTCTTGGTTGTGTCACATCTCGTATGAGTCACTATGGCCCCAACATGGCACAAGTACCAGCGAGTTATTCACCTTATGGTAAAGAGTGTCGTTCACTGTGGACTATAGAAAATCCAGATAAGTATTGTTTGGTAGGCTCTGATGCTAGCGGCCTGGAGCTACGTTGCTTTGCTCACTACCTACAGAATCCTAAATTTACTGAACAAGTTGTAGACGGAGACATACATACCTACAACCAAAACATTATCGGATTAAAAGACAGACCGACGGCAAAGACTTGGGTGTATGCATTTATTTATGGAGCTGGCGATGCAAAACTTGGTCAGATAGTTGGTGGCAATACCGATGCCGGACTCGCTAGTCGTAAACGATTTATAAATAAAGTTAAAGGTATGAAGACACTGACAAATAATTTAATTAATTTATTACAACGACGAAAGCGCAAGTATGGAGAGTACCAATTGGTTGCGCTTGATAAAAGAATTCTACTTGCTCGATCCATCCACTCCAGTTTGAATACACTTATTCAAGGAGCGGGTGCAATCATATGTAAGCAATGGCTGCTCAATATTATTGATGAGGTCGACAAGCAGAACGTGGATGCCAAGCCAGTGGCTAACGTCCATGATGAGGTACAGTTTGAAGTCCGTAAGGAACAAGCTGTAGATTTTGGTAACATAACAAAGGAGGCAATGAAACGTGTAGAAAAACAATTTAATTTACGATGTCCACTAGATAGTGAGTACTCGATCGGCACCACTTGGAAAGACACTCATTGATTGTGGATAACTAAACAGTGTGTTACACTGTACAAATGTTTGTGAAAAAAACATAAAATTTTATTAACTTTTATATAAGGAGAAAACTATGCCAGTAATATCTGGAACTGCATACTGGGCGAAAGTCCATCAACCACACTTTGATCAATACAATGAGCAAGGTATCTTTTCAATTGATGTAACAGTGGATGCAAAGACTAAGAAACAACTACAAGACTTGGGACTTAGTCCTCGTATAAAAACCAAAGACGACGAGAGAGGTGAGTTCATTACTATTAAACGAAAGTACACTCGTAAAGATGGTACAAAGAACAATTCACCTCGTGTTGTTGATTCTAAAAAAACACCAATTAGCCCTGATGTTTTAATCGGCAATGGTTCATTAGTTAATGTAGCTTTTGATACTTATGATTATAATGTTAAAGGTAATAAAGGTGTTGGCGCATCTTTGAAAGCTGTACAAGTAACTAAATTAGTTGAGTACAGTCCTTCTGAAAATTTAGATGAGTTTGGCGAGGAGTCTGGATATCAAGCTCCAACGAACGGCGCATCAAATAAGGATGAATTACAAGACGATAAGCTTCCATTCTAATGTCTAGTAAGAAAAGCATAAACACTCTTGTAAAAGATATTTATAAATTGTTTGATGATGGTAACAAAAAGAAACCAACACCACATGATTTAAATAAATTTGCAGAGAGTATGAAAGATGCTGTTCTTACTTACTTAACAGAAAAACAAACTGGTAGCCGGGGTATTCGTATGTCGAGCCTCGGCAAACCAGATCGTCAACTATGGTATGAGCTATACAAACCAGAATTAAAAGAACATATGCCAGCTCATGTACGTATTAAGTTTTTATATGGACATATGTTAGAAGCATTGTTATTGTTGTTATCTAAAACAGCCGGACACTCTGTAACAGATGAACAAAGAACTTTAAAACTTGATGGAGTAACTGGACATCAAGATGCTGTAATAGACGGAGTGGTTGTTGATGTTAAATCAGCATCACAATTTGGGTTTAGAAAATTTAGAGATAACGACATTACATCAGAGACAGATGCCTTTGGATACCTTCATCAGATCGCAGCATATTCAGAAGCAAACAATAACGACAAGGTAGCTTTTCTTGCTATTGATAAGCAAAGCGGAGCACTAGCATTGTGCCGTCCAGATAAGTCTGATGTACCTAATGCACGAGAAAGAATTAAACATTTAAGAAAAGTTTTAAAAGACAAAGACAAGCCACCACCAAGGTGTTATGATGAAGAACCAGAGGGAACATCAGGTAACATGAAGTTAAGTGTTGGATGTTCGTACTGTGCATACAAAAACGATTGTTGGTCTGATGCAAATGATGGACATGGACTACGAAAGTTTATATATAGTAAAGGACCACGGTGGTTAACCAAAGTGGTTAGTGAGCCTAATGTTTCAGAAGATATTCCATGAGTATTCTTAGAAAAGAAAAAGGATTCTATAGGTCTATCTTTGAAGCCACTGTATGTGGTAAGCTTGATGAAGACAAGGTTGACTTTGAGTATGAAACCCTAGTCATTCCCTACGTTGTTCCGGAGATCAAGAAGACATACACTCCAGATATTATATTATCGAATGGTATTATAATAGAACTCAAGGGACAGCTTACAAAAGAAGATAGAGCCAAACATCTGTGTATAAAACAACAAAGACCAGACTTAGATATTAGATTTGTACTACAAAATTCTAGGAATAAACTTTACAAAACTAGTAAAACAACTTATGGTGATTGGCTTAGTAACAATAATTTTATATGGGCAGATAGATTTGTACCAGTGGAATGGATAGATGAAAGACCAAAAGAAATCAACACAACAGACATATTCGTTAAACCCAAATCAAACCCGGATTGCTTTAGACCCTACACTCGATACGATTACCGAGGTAAATAGAGAGGGAGAAAATGAGAGAGCATTATTCAGAGCTGTTATTTACCAAGCTTTATTGGATGCTAGTAACGAAAATGAAAATGTTTCTAAAGAGTCTGTGCAAGTTAGGGAAGATGCTGTTCGCTGGTTCAGTAAAAGCGTCGGTGTTACTGCTACTTGGTTTGTTGATGTGTGTGATCTTGCTGGCCTTAATTATCAGCAAGTTCGTTCTTTCGCTAGGAAACTTATTGATGAGCCTACCAGCTCAGACTTCCAAAGAAAAAGATTAAATGTACTATTAAACATGACCCACAAAGAGGAGATAAAATGACTGACGATTTAGTAAACAACCCACCTCACTATAAATATAATGACAAAGGTATTGAGTGTATTGAAGCCATCGAAGCTGCACTAACACCTGAAGAATACCGTGGATACTTACGTGGACAAGTTATGAAATACACTTGGAGATGTAATTACAAAGGTAAAAGATTAGAAGACTTGCAAAAAGCTCGATGGTATTTAAATAGATATATTGAATTGCTAGAAAAAGAATGATAGTATCTGATGTTCCGATACTTGAAATAATCTGCTCACTGACCGCATGTGTATCAGTTTACTTGTATGGTAACGGATCACTGAAAGCACCATTGTTTGGTATTTGCTCACAACTTTTTTGGTGGGCATGGACAATACAAGAGGGTCTATACTTTATGATGATGTTGAATGTGGTGATGACATTAACACATATTAGAAACATAATTAAAATGAAAGGGAGACGATGACGACTTTACCAACTGTTTATCAACAATTTATCCACAAGTCTAGATACGCTAGATGGCTACCTACAGAAAAGAGAAGAGAAGAATGGCACGAAACCGTAGCTCGTTACTTTGATTTTTTTGAGAAACAAATAGAAAAGAATTGTAAATATAAAATAGATAAGAAGACCAGAGAATATCTTGAAAATAAAGTTTTAAATTTAGAGGTCATGCCCTCCATGAGAGCATTAATGACAGCCGGTCCGGCCTTGGAAAAAGAAAACATTGCGGGGTATAATTGTTCTTATGTACCCATAGACCATCCAAAAGCTTTTGACGAAATACTTTACGTGCTTATGTGTGGGACGGGAGTTGGTTTCAGTGTTGAAAAAAAATATACAGAACTTTTGCCTAGTGTGGCTGACGATTTCCACGATACAGAGTCTGTGGTCGTGGTCAGGGACTCTAAGCTTGGTTGGGCAAAAGCATTTCGGGAAGTCCTTACATTATTGTATGCCGGGCAAATCCCCAGGTGGGATATTTCTAATGTGCGACCGGCAGGGGCACGACTTCACACTTTCGGTGGAAGAGCTTCAGGTCCTGCACCGCTCGTTGATCTCTTCAACTTTGCGAAAGAAACCTTTGTTAAAGCAAAAGGCAGAAGACTAACTCCGCTTGAGTGTCATGACCTTGTCTGTAAAGTTGGTGAGATTGTTGTAGTTGGTGGTGTCAGACGATCAGCTATGATTAGTTTATCTGATCTTAACGACAGAGACATGAGAGATGCCAAGTCTGGTGAGTGGTACAGAGTAGAAGCACAACGTGCATTGTCAAATAACTCAGCCGTGTATGAAACAAAACCAGATAACATCGGTACCTTTATGGAAGAGTGGTTAGCTCTTTATAAATCAGGCAGTGGTGAAAGAGGTATCTTTAATAGACAAGCATCAAAGACAGTTGCTGCTAGAAACAAAAGACGTGATGATAGTTTTGAGTTTGGAACCAACCCATGTTCAGAAATAATTTTACAGCCTTTTCAATTTTGCAACTTGTCTGAGGTAGTGGTTCGTGAAGATGATCACGAGGAAGATTTACTTGATAAAGTTGAGGCAGCTACAATCCTTGGGACTATGCAAGCAACTCTAACTAGTTTTAAATATTTGAGAAGACAATGGAAAGATGCAACAGAAAAAGAAAGATTGCTCGGAGTATCTTTAACTGGTATTATGGATCACAAAATATTATCTGGTGATGTTTATAATCAGGCAATTCTTCCAGACTTGTTAAAAAGAATGAAACAAAAAGCCGTCGATGTAAATAAGATATGGGCTAAACGATTTGGTATTAATCAGGCTACAGCTATCACATGTGTTAAACCATCTGGCACTGTGTCACAACTAGTCAATGCTGCGTCAGGTATACACGCTAGACATAACGAACATTATATTCGCAGAGTTAGAGGTGATAAGAAAGATCCACTAACACAGTTTTTACAATCACAAAATATACCAACAGAAGATTGTGTTATGAAACCAGATGCAACTGCGGTCTTTTCTTTTGTAGAAAAAGCACCCAAAGGATGTGTTACTCGTAACAAAAGATCGGCGCTTGAACAACTAAACCACTGGCTAGTGTATGCCAAGTATTGGTGTGAACATAAACCAAGTATAACTATATCTGTAAATGACAACGAGTGGTTAGGTGTTGCAGACTGGTGTTGGAATAATTTTGATGATCTAAGTGGTGTATCGTTTCTACCAAACTTTGGACATGTATATCAACAAGCTCCATACGAAGATATTGATGAGGAAGAATATAATAAATTAAAAAAGGATCAACCAAACAAAATTAATTGGAATGATTTGGCACTTCACGAGCAAGATGATAACACTAAATCCTCCCAAACTCTTGCATGTAGTGCCGGTTCATGCGAGGTCGTGGATGTATAAAACATTTGTGACCATACCGAAGGCTGTTCCAGAAAAGTTATGCGACGAAATGATCAAGGAGTCTCCTGACTATTCTGAACAGCTGGCTGGTGTAATGTGGAAGAAAGAAGCTGATCTAAAAAAAGATAGGAACTCAAAGATAAAATGGTATCCTCTTGATCATTGGATTGTCCCTAAGTTATGTGAGATTGCAGCAAAGATAAATAAAAAATATTATATGTTTGATGTTACAAATTTACAGTGCCCACAATTTACAGAATATAAAAAGGGGCAGCACTATCAATGGCATCGAGATATTTATCCTCCAGAAAAAGATGGACCATATCCAGGACTACTAAGAAAGTTATCGATGGTTGTGCAGCTATCTAACTTTGAGGACTACAAGGGTGGTATATTACAAATTAAAAACATGGATGGTAAGATTGAACCGATCGAAGGTTTTAGAGACAAAGGTGATATGATTATATTTCCATCATTTTATTTTCATAGAATTAAAGCAGTGACAGAAGGGACTCGACATAGTTTAGTATGTTGGTTTATGGGTCCACCGTTTAGATAAAATGAATATTGTTTCACGACCTTGGGGACATTACAGAGTATTAAAACAAACACCAACTAGAGTTATAAAAATATTACATGTGTATCCAGGTCGAGGAATGTCAGTTCAGTATCATAAATATAGAGATGAGCATTGGAAGATACAAAGTGGCGAAGCAACGGCCCTCATAGACGATCACTGGTGGACATTTCTACCCGGTCATAGGGTTTATATCCCAAGAAATACACTTCATTGTCTACGTGCTTCTAATGGCCATGTGCGGGTTTTTGAGATTTGGGAGGGTGAAAAACTAGATGAAAACGATATAATAAGGATAAGTCATGATTATAGTGGTGAGTGGGGGCTTTGATCCCCTACACTCTGGACACATAAGTATGTTTCGCCAGGCAAATTTGTTTGGAGAAGTGTGGGCAATAGTAAATACTGACGAGTGGCTGCAAAGAAAAAAAGGATTCGTGATGTTACCGTATAAAGAACGAAGCGAGATTGTTAGCTCAACACAATTTATACAAAAAGTTATCAAAGCAAAAGACAACGATGATACTGTTGTTAATAATTTAAAAGATATGGATCAGCTTTTTGCATTTGCTAACGGAGGGGATAGAGTTCCAACCACCACACCAGAGGTAGAGTATTGTTTAAAAAATAATATACCTATGTTATTTAATATTGGTGGTAAAAAAACAATGTCGTCTTCAGACATAGCTCGTAAACTGCTTGACCAAGCTACTAAATAATGTATACTCTTAATTGAAACAACGTCGTCAAAAGGATCTCTAGGGGCGGGACTGTTTAACTGTAAGCTCCTAGAGATTTAACTCCTTAGATGTGATTTAGGTCCCAGTTGTTTTCGATGTCGAAGACCTATCTTTTTATATCTCCTCTTTGTTTTTTTTACTGGACTATATTCTACTCTTTGTAATCTTTTTGCCATAATATTTAACTGGATTTCTATAACCTAATATTCTGTTCTTGTTTCTTGGAAATCTTTCACCACTACAATCTCGTAGCCTTAATATTTCAATCGACCTCTCCAATCTCTTTTGTCTCCTCTTGGACTCTGTATTTGTTTTTCACAAGCAAAATCACTATGCGTTGTTATAACCATAGTATCCTTATCTGTGCATGTATAAAAGCATTTGACAGAGTCTTCTCCAAAAAAAGGTTTGACTATCTGTTCTTTGGTTAGTCTGCAAGTTACATTATATTGATTGAGCTGATCGTATAGTCTACCGTTGGTAGCTACAACCGGATCGCAAAATGAAAGTAAAGGGAGCACTAAAGCTCCCACTACTATATTACTTTTCTGCACATGCATAACTGTTAATCTCAAGACCAACAGAAATTTCTGTGATAATAGGTTTAGACCACATAGTCAACTCCATTTGTTATGGTTAAACAAACAGTGCTGGTTGCCATTGAATGACCGCAGTCCACTGATCTTTTTATTTTACTTCTTCATATTCTCTCTTGCAACCCCTTTTGTCTTTTCCCAACTACGGAGTCCACCCATTCCGAGTAATGCAATGGTTAAGGAAATAAGTTCACCTGTGTCCACAAAGTTTGGCATATTTATTTCTGGTGCAAACAGAGCTGTGAACCAAGTCATTAGTGGTAAGATAAAGAAGTTTACAAACAAACCGATAGCACACACCCACATGATTGCAGGTCTTGCACCAGCTACAAACATACTTGGATGTTTAGCTGCTTCGGTGTTAGCTTTAGCCTGTTCTTTCGCCAGAGCATTCGCATGTTTTTCAGACATGGTAGCTATGTCGTGAGCCAGACGTGCCTTTTGGTCTTTGTCTTCTATGAATTTATCAAGTAGCCCAGTGACCGGACCTATAAGTGCTGTTAACATTATTCAATTCCCTCTTGTGCTTGTTCTATCTTATCTAATATAACACCCTTTAGTTGGTCCATCAAAACATAGGCTGAGTTTAAGTTAACACTACCTGCAAAATAATCTATGATAGGACCTCGATCATCAAACAAAACAGTTATGATACCTGTGGCTTTATATTTATTAACATCTTCTTTAATAACATCTAAATGATCGACAACTATATTTGTAAAATTATCCTGTGGCATTTGACTGACTGCGTCCTTTGACATTATGTGTTCAGACTTGTCTTTAAACAGATGCACAACAACATCTTTATCTTTATCTTTATTATCAGTCATTATTAATTAAATGTTTGTAAGGTAATCCGTGTGCCATTTCTGTTACTGTCCATTGTGTGTATGCAAGGTCATTAAATAATTGTTGTCTATCTTCCATCTTTGGATTCTCAACATCTTCTATAGAGTGGGATGATATCGCATAAGCAAAGTTAAGATTACTAGGTGTAATGACAGGGACACCAGCAAGGAGACTATCCACAGCCCCTCCACTTGTAAACGAGACCGTAGCCCAACAACCTTCCAAATCCATCGCAATCGGGTTATTATGTCCGAACACCATGCTAACATCTTTTTGTTTTTCCACAAACTCTTCAAATTTAGATAAGTCATAAGATGATATTAACGGATGCATACGAACTCTAACAGGTCTGTCAGATATTTTTTTGCATTTAACTATTTCATCTTGTAACCATTTAAGTATATCAACATTAGCTGTTGCCGCATCCCCAGGCAACTGCATAAGAAACATTATATGTTTACCATCTTTTCTCCAGTCTTTTATTTCAAGACCAAGATCGGTTCGTATGATACCCCATCTATCTTTGTTAGACTTTTTATTATTAAAATAACCAAGGGTATCCATGTAGTGACCCTTACCAACACGGTAATATCTATGGTCCTCGGTTATGGTTCTACCTAACAACGGTGTCTCAACTACAAGTAAATCACCTTTATGTTTAGTAACCACATCTTTTTTTAATAAGTGATGTTTTGTGTGTCTATCTTTCCACGACCCAAATATAACGGCTATGTCACAATCCATATATTTAGTTGAGTTAGATAAGAACACAAGGTTATCTGTTGTCTCTCTGATGCCATGAGTCATAGCTGTCAGTGTATTAATATGTGGCTGATGCACAGCTGAATTTAAAAATACTCCTACTACTTTACGGGATGTCATCGAAGATCTCCTTGTATGTTGTTTTTTCTATCTTATCTTTTAACCCATCGTCCCATAACGCTTTGACTAAACCATCGCCATGAACGTGAATATCAAGATCTATCTCTTCTCTTTGCATTAGTTTCTCAAAGTCTTGGGCCTGGGCTAGCAACTCTCCAGTTGTCCAATATGGTTTGTTCTCTTCACCAACCGATACCTTTAACCATTTCTTACGCCCGTCTTCAGCTAACTCATCTTTGTTCTCTGGTTCACCTTCGATGCACGAATCAAAACCATACAGATGCATTGTTCTAAACCCAAGAGTGTGCAACAAACCGATTGATCTCATACCAGCACACGTGCCGCCGGTGATAAGCAATCTATTTTTAAAAAAGTCCCATCCTTCGATGGCATTACAATAAGCATCCCAAGCTACAACCTTTGCTTTCTTATCAAGCAAGTGTGTAACCACATCAGGGTTAGACATAGTAGCCACCCAATACATCACCCGTGGATGTGGCTCGGCTAACAATTCTTTACGTACATAACCATGTGTAGATTTTTCGTTAAACGGTCTTGGATCTAATATCGTACAGGCCCACGGTTGAATATTGTTTTCAAGAAGAGTATTGTGGCTGTGCTTAACACAAACAATTCTTACCCCTCTGTTTTGTAATTGTTGTATTTCTCTAAAACTTTTTTTAAGAGACGGACCAGCTGATACAATAGCTACTTCTTCATCATTCCATTGACATCGTTTGGTTATAGCCGTAGGCATGCGTTTAGCATTTGTAAGTATATTCATACGAATATCTTCAATAGGCATGCAGTCCTGTGGTGTCACCACTATAGGTTTTTTATTTGAATCTTCTGTCTTCTTTGTTTTGACTTTTGTGTTTGGTTCTTTTTGATTAGCTTGTTCTTGTTTAAATTTTAACAAACCTTTGTTGTGATACATGTATCTTACAAGTGGTGAGGCTTCAAATGCGTTAAGGTCAGCACAGTATGGTGATAGATTATTAACTTGTAAGCCGTGTGCTTGATGAAGGTTCATGATCCTAGTAAATACAAAAGCATCATGCCACTCTTTATAATTGTATATCTCACCAGAGTCCCATATTCCAAACAAGTCTGCAAACAAAGCTTTATTAAGTTCTGTCATTTGCATCATAACAAAACCAGCTTCTATATAATTTACTGCCTCACGCCCAAGCACAGCTATGTCTTTGTCTTTAGGCATCCACGCTTCTAGTTTAGCTTTGGGTATATCTTTGTATGTTACAGTATCGGCATCAATCCATATACCTACATCACACTTTGGCGGATTCTTTACAAAGAACTCATACTCAGTATAGACTTTGTATGCCCATCGCTTAACATCTGTTCTCCAGTTTGGAGCATCTTTTGGATCTTTAAATTTTTTAAAAAACTCACACAGTTCTTTAGACACAGACATGAGATCAATAAACTCTACTCTGTCTGAGTCGTATGATTGAAGACCACGTTCTGGCCAATCATTATAATAAGCATAAAGTTTAGTATCTTTAGGCCAGTGTTTAATAAAACTTTCTATACAATCTTTGGCGTAAAGATTCCAGTGATCGCCCCGGAACGATGTTACAAGTGAAAATGTAGGCATTTCATATCCTTCAATGTTGATCCATGTTGATAATCCATGTGAGCTTTTTCAGCAAACCATTTATCTGAAAACTCACAATCAGCATAATCTTTCATCCACGGTCCACCTAAAGAAAAGTGAACAGCTGATGGGTTGAGAGGGGTGTTCTCTCCCATTATGCCTGGAACATAATTCCATCTTGGGTTTATTTCTCCTACACTATTGGGTCCTTTTGATAACCATGCAAACTGATGGAGATCAAGGCCTTTCATTTCGTTAACAGCATATCTTGTTAACTTTTTATTAGCTTTGTGATTCATATTAAATGCCATGAGAGACGACCATAATTTACAATTGTACTTTGTTTGTATCTTATTGTCCATCTTCATGCCATCATCAGGCACATAATTAAATTTAACTGTCATAACAGGATAGTCATCATCAAGTTCGTCAAGTAAATTTTTTATATCATCCAGCCATAAAAAATCACAGTCACAAAAGATTACCCATCCCTTTACTTTGTTGAGTCTTGCCAACTCTGGTATAAGAAACCGAGTATGGCTGAACTCTGTAGAGAAAGGGGCATTGTCCAACACATCCCAATGCTGACCGTTTTTATCTATGCGCCACTCTCTATCAAAGAGATTAAAACCACGCAAAGCATTATGCATTAAGGGGGTAACGGCTACTGGGATTGACGATCGTCTAACAAGAGAATGTTCACACACTTGGTATGCATCTATTTCCCTTGAGTCCCAACCGATCGCCACATGGACATCTTTCATAAATTTAAATATATATTTTAGTTATGGTTAGTCAACACCTCTTGGAACAATTTCTTTTAAGAGTTTTGCGGCTGTAGGTCTAGTTTGTGATGGTAAGTCTGATAGGGTTGAGTTAACACCATACAATTCGTTTTCAACATTTTCTTTTAATGTTGCTCTGTTTAATTTAATTTGGCGATATGACTCACCCTCTTCTCGTGCCTCTGCATTATATTCATATAAATCAAAGTAAAGATCTTTTAATCTTTCTCTGGCATTTTTAATTTTCTCCTCATCACCAGTGGCTACGGCTCTGATAAGATCACCCCTAAGTTTCTGCTCTTTTCTATAGAACCTTCTTCTGGTAGGAGCACTAGCATCTTTTAAACTTTTAGCCATCCAGATAGCTTCACGTTCTCTAGCTATGTCTGCTGATGAGAAACCCAGACCACCAACAACTAAATCCCATGTATCAATATCTTCTGCCAACATAATCTTTTCGCCTGCCCTTGTTTTGTAACCATCTTTTGCATACATACCAGATTTAATAGGTGCGCCTATGATCTTTGGTAGTGCCGAAGCTAGGGCCAAGCCATAGTCATCAACCTTTGCATAGTTATAAGCATCTTGCAGTTGTCTTGTGATACCTAAAACCGGAACATTTAATCTTGAAATTCCACCATGACCTTTAATTATATCGATAACACCACCGGACACAGGATGAGTTCCAAGGCCAACTCTATTACCTATATCGGTTCCTGTAACAGACCGTGACAACCCAAGCATCATAGCCTCAGCTATTTTAGGATTAGTTGCCTCACCTAAAACTTCATACAATTCTTTTTTAGCATTCTTCTTTGTAATTAGTTCATAAATTTCTGACAGGTCTGTTACAAAAGGAAGTCCCATAAATCCTGAAGTTAACAACAAAGCACCAACATATGTAGCAAAAGCTTTTTTACCGCCTGGTCTATTATATAATCTATACATAAACTCTAACATCATGGTTGGATATTCTGTAAATTGAAAGAACACTGCACCCAAGCCTCGACTTATTCTTGGTTTAACGTGACGACCATACATAAATTGTGTTTCGGCAACTGCGGTTTCAGCAACAAGATGACTAAGTCTATCTCTCATATCTTTATTATTTCTAAATTGTTCAAAGTTATCGAGAACAGTATCTGGATCTAAATTATAATCGTTACGAAGTTTATCTTGGAATAATTGTGAGTCCAGATTTACTTCCATACCTCGTCGTAAAGCACCGAAGTCCTGTGACGTTAGTTCGAAACTATTTATATATGTTGATAATCTATTTGCTGCCTCTGTAGTGGTAAACATTAAACCTGTCAGCCTTGTTGATTTTTCTAGTTTATTAGAAAAACCTTTTGTCCCTAGAATGTTCCGAGTGTTTCTCATTAATCCACTGGTTTCACTGGCTAGATATTCATTGGCACGGCTTGGTGCTACTACTGTACCAATTAATTGATCTGGATCATTAAACAACGGAATTGTTGAGCCATACATTTGTTTAAGTTTTTCATAATCAAATTGGTTATCTGTTTTTACATTTGGTTTTAAAGCTTTACGAAGATTAGCCATAATTTTAACTTGATTCTTTGCCGCTTTACGCATCCCACTATACGAACCAATGTGAACACCAGCGGGTATGCCTTGAAAAAGGTTCATAACAGATGCACTAATATCTGTTAGATAATACATAAAAGCTAACTGTCTAAATTGTTGAAACTCATAGGGATCCCTGTCTAAATAATTAATTAATTCATCTCTATATTTAGCTTCAGCCTGATTAAAATCACTGTCTGTTAAAGCTTTGCTTAGACGACTGTCAAATTTAAAACCAGCATCCCACGTTGCAAATGAGTTGATGTGTTTTCCTAATGCATCCTTAGCATTATCAAAATCAAAACCCGGTATCATGTATGACTGTGTTAAAAATGACGGCAAACCTTTTGACTTTTCTAATATTCGTGCTCTTTCCAAAAGTTCTTCTTTACCTGGTGCTGCTTGTATAGGGACGAGTTGTAAGAATGTATCCAACGAACTTACAAAATCACTGGGTAAAAACTGTTTCATAGAATCATATGTATTATTTTGCACACCACTAAACACATATCTTGGTACAGTGTTGCCTTCAGCATCTACAACAGTTTCATTTGGATCAAATCGACTCCTTAAATCTCTGTCCACATTTTTAGCTCGGTTCATTTCAAATATGTTTGTGCCTGATTGTGTTTCAAAAGCTGTCCAAAACACCGTTCTTTTAACATTTTTGGGCGGAGCATTAGCGGGTCTTTCAACAGTGTTCTCAGTAACAGAAACATACTTATCACCATTACGACTGAGGGGTACGTACGTAGAGTCATAACTTGCGGCAATAGCTTCCAATCTTTTACTTGTTTTATCCAATACCATTGCATCAATTTGAGAAATTACATTTCCAAATCTAGGTTTTAATTGAGCTATACCTCCGTCTCTAATAACTTTACCTTCTTCATTGGTTAAAAAATATGTGTCTTTTATTCTATCGGCATAAGCTTGGATAGCTTGTGCTGATGTTAAATTCGTAGGGTCATAATTTATTACAAGGTCCTTGTTCTCTATAGTGGTCATTAAGTCTTCAAGTGTATCTTGTATCATTAAATCTCTCTCAAACTTACCCATCTCTAATAAAGCATCGTAAGCAACCACCTCATCACCTGTCAATCTAATACCAGCATCTGGTATGCCACCTAACATGGCCGGCACTATATCTTTAATTGGTTTACCGCCAACACCTTCATTGCTGCTTAGCATAGCCGCAGCCGGTATGAATATTTCATTGTCTGATCTTCTAAATTCACTGTCTTGATTAATCTGAATCTGTGCGGCTCTAGCAAAAACCGCTGCTTTAAATACATTAGATGCCTGATTATCATCTATAGCATTAAACTTTTCACCAACAATTCGTTGTAACTGTTCTAATATTTTTTGACGAAGAGCCGCCCTTTGTTCTAATACATTAACAATCTTCGCAATTGGTTTACTCTTTTGTGCTAGATGATAAGCACTGTTAAACCACGGTATAAATAAATTTAAAAACTTATCATTTAAAAATGATTTCATTGTATCCGTTGCTCTTCGTAATAAACCGTCTTGTTGTCTTTTTTCTTTTGGTGTATATGGCGGTGTTGGTTCTTGATCAATCTTCTCATCTTTATAATCAGCTTTGTTTATTTCTGAATGCATACTTACACCCGCTGCTCTTAATAAGTTTGCACCTTTTGCCTCATCAGATAGATTTGACTGTTGAGCTTCTGGGTTTAAATTTTGTGAGAAGGCTGTTACCGATGGTCCTTTTCGACCTCGTGCAATAAGATCCTGTATCTTAGATAATTTTGCATCCTCTAAAAATTCTGCTTCAATGATACGCAGTTGTTCATCATTATTCATTTCAATAAAATTAGGATTAGCTTGGTTGAGAATATTTGGATTCTCTTGTGCAACTCTATTTATTTCAGATCTAATATTTTGTAAAAAGTTTTCTTGAGGTAAGTTTGGCACAAGGTTTGTTTTAACTTTATTGATATTTACTTTTCTTTTCTTCAGCGATTTATCTAGATGAGCAGCGGCTTCTGCTTCTGTCATAAGTATTCTATTGTTGTCAGGATTACCCATATCAATTGCAACGTACACAGACCCCGGACCGGCCACTCCTTGTGGTTGTCCCGTGCCTACATCTAAAAAACTTCTACCACTTAACGCAAGTTTATGAACCTGTCCTTGTACATCTCCGTTTTGATCTTGTATGATTTTTGTAGGAACTCGTTGACCCATCTTTTGTGCTAGACTATCACGTAAAAATTGTATAAGTCCCGGAGATCTTTCATCTTCATTACTTAATTTAGTAATTGTATCTAAAGCCCTAAGCTCTCCTTCTTGTAAAAAAGCTGATGACTTACCCCTTTTAGCTTTTCGTTTAAATAAAGCAAAAGACTTAGCCAAATCTTGTATTAAATTTTTATTCGTAACATCCAGTGTTGGAGCCAGTTCTATTAAAGATGTTTCGGCTTGCTCATCTAATATAGGCTGCGGTGTAGTATTTAAAGCTCTGGTAAAAGCTTTGATCTGATCTACATTCGGTAACTTACCATATCTCTCTTTAAATTTTGTATTAAACTCTAGCGGAGTTGCAGCTGTAATTCCTGCAATTGTTGCTGCACGATTCATCGGTCTTAGCTTGGCAAAGTTAAACGGGTATTTTAACTTAGATGGTTTGAGCTTTCGCATAACCGGCTTCTTCTTATTTTCTTTTTCTTGCTCAACCTCAGCTTTTCTTAATGCCTCAACATCAAACGGAGAGAATGTAAAGTACTGACCAACAGCCTCACCCTTACTATTTATAGTTGACTCAATATTAATAATTCGTTTGTCAAATAAATCTTTATAAATTTCAGCTTCAAACTGAGCTGAGGACACACCAAACGGATCCTGATCCATATCGTCTAAGAATTGTTTTTCATATGGGCTTAAAACTTTTGCTCTTATTTTATTTGGATCTATTAAGTCTCCGCCTATTCCATCCGCTGTGCTTTGTTTAGAAGCAGTTATAATGTATGAAGCTATCTTTCCTCTAATTATATCTTTTACAGTTTCTGACTTTTGTTTAAATAAATTTTTTACATCTGCTAATTTTTTACTAGCTATGTTCCTAGCTTTTTTTGTTTTCGCTTGTTTTACATTCTGTTCTAATTCTCTAATTGTTTGTCTGTCTAGGTCCTGGTCTACCTCAAGTTCGGTAGGAACTGGTGCCATTAATCTTGGTACTTCCTCTGTCTTGACAACCTCTGGTTCCATGATTGGTTGACCATCATCAATATCTGGGTCTGCTTGTGGGTCTGTCTTAACCTTGTAATCGTTTCGTAAATTAATCCCTGCTTCAACAATACCTAACGGTCCTTCTGCTGCCGCCTCCAGTAATATTGAACCCGGTGATGTAACTTGACCATCAGCAGACATCTGAGCTACATACTCACCCATAGCACCTAATGAACCCGCTTGAGCAATCTCAGCACCACTAGCACCGAGAGTTGTAGCTAATTGACTGCCAAGTATTTTACGGCCAGAGTCTCTAATAGCTCGTGTTAATATACCAGCCATACCAAAAGAAGCTGCATCAAACACACCAATAGGTAAGCCTCGATCTAAAGCATAACCTTTTGCTTCTTTCATTTTTACAGGATCAGACAAAGCCTGTATCATTTCATAACCGTCATCTGTATCAACACCAGCCTCAGCTAAAGCATCAATGACAGTGCCACCATATTCTGTTAGACCACTACCTATACCTGTGCCACCCGCAGCAAGTAATGATCCAGCTAATCCTCGTGCTAATAACAACGGGGGTGCGGCACCTAGAGCAACTGTTGGCAGATATTGTCCGATAGATTCACCAAGAACAGGGAATATAACTCCGGGATTGTCAGCTAAAGCCGACACGGCTCCACCCAAAGTCGGGGCATCGACGATGTTCATCAGGGTTGTACGATCATTCTCGTCCATAGGAATCTGTTTAGCTCGTTCATCGTAACGACGAATGTCATAAAGAGCTTCATCAGGAGTATTGATTCCAAGATTTAGTTGTAAAATATTAAAAGCTTTTTTCGCATTAAGAACACCACGTTCAAGAGAATCAGGTAGTATTGGCGATACTAAACCCGCAGGGTCAGAGTGTGGAACATTGAAACGATTCTCAATTGCCTTGTAGTTTCGGTCGATGTAATCTTTAATTTGTGCATCAGAAGCTTTGTCACTAAACTCTAAGTCACCGTAGCCACCATAACTTATTATCTGTGCCATTTATATACCTGTTTTAATAAGTTTTTGACCTGTTCTGCTTTGACCTATTTCCTCACCTTTGGTCTTTAAAGGTTTTTTACGGGATATTCGAGAGGATAATTCATCAACTGCATCAAAGTATGCATCTCTATCATTTATTAATAATTGACTAGCACCGGTCTCACCAGCTATGGCTTTCATTACACCAAGCTGTGTCTCAATATCTAGTTTATGATAGTTAAATATTCTGTTTAATGCAGCTTCATCCGCAGCAGCTCTCATTTGTGCTTCTTTCTGTTCAAGACCAGCAAGGGTAGCTAAGCTGGCAATCTCATCTTTGATAAGATTTCTTTTTGCTTTTTCAACAGCTGCAAACGACTGACCGACTTCACCAATTTGAGCACCCATCTGACTAAGTGGTGTGCGACCAGTTCTAATATTCTCACCGACAGTCAATGCTTGTAGTCCTGCAACCGCCTGACTAATACCTGTCATGTCTTCTGGTTTCTGACTAAGTAATTCTTTTAATCTGTCTAGTGTGCTTGTATCTCTTTCAACGACTTTGTTTTTGTCGTCATCTCCGTCATCAACCTGGTTTTCAGCTGGAGGCACTTGATCTTGATTAATTTCTTCCTCTGTTAAATTAAATAAATCTCTCGTAGGATCAGTTCGAAGAATGGCTTGTGTTGTACCCATACCCATCGGACGACCCGTCACTACAGCTGGTAAATTACTTTCTAAAGTTGAACGACCTGTTCCTGTTGTCGGTCTGCCTGCGATTGCTGGTAAATTAATATCATATTTACCTTTAACACTTTCTCCACGTTGTTTCATACCCTCAACAACTTCATCAACCTCTCGTCTACCAAGTCTATTTTTGAATGAACCAGCGATATCTTTAGCTTTTGACGATATACTTTGGCCAATTTCTTTAGCCGATCTTCCAAAAAGAAATGGTGGATCGTCAGCAAGTTTTTCTCTTCTACCTTTGACTACTTTATCAAGATAAAGTTTTTTCTCTGCCTTTGTCATCCCTTGCATTCTTTTTTGCAATTCTAATTGATCTTTAGCTAATCTAAAGGGAGTAACAGCTTTTCTGGCAAGCCCATATAAAAAAGGAGAGGCTGCTGCAATTCCTGTTGCAATATTTGCAGGGGTTCCATATCTTTCTAAAAAGTTTGAAATAGAACTACCAGTGTCTCCGCCTTCTTCGTAGTTCATACGTCCACCAACGTAAGCATTCATAACTTCTTGTGGATCAAAGCCCATCTTCTCTACAACTTGTGGAGCTTTGGCAGCTAACTTTTTAATACCTGGATTATCAGGTACATCACCACCTTCGGCGAATAGTCCTACACCTTTACCCGCACCATAGATACCTAGTGCACCCAGACCAAGACCGGCTGCTTGTTGTCCGAATGTTGGTGGTGCTTGTTGTGCTTGGGATGTTGTGTATGTCGATACTGGTAAATTAAATCCACGAAGTACAGATGACATCTCTTGTACTTGTTGAGATGGGAAAGTTCTTTCTCGTGCAAAGTCTTCATATGCGATGTCTAGTGCTTTTTGTTGTTGAGCTTGTTGTGTACCACCAACAGTTTCAAGTGCACCCAACCCAGCTAATCCTAACTGCTGTTGTTGTGCACCAAGACCAGCAAACTGTTGACCAGCCGCAAGTGATGCTGCTCTGTCAGCAGACAATTGATTCATGGCCTGTTGAAAAGCTTGTTGTGATCCAACGGCTTGTATGTCAGCAAGTCTTTGTCCAGTCTGTCTGGCTAATTCTGTTTCAGCTAAAGCTTGTCGTGATCCACCAAAAGAACCGGCACCAACTGCTGATGCCCCTATTTGTTGTTGTAGTTTATTAGCATCACGTAAGGCTTCTCTTTTTTGTATATCAACAACAGCTTGTTGGTATGGACTCATACGTGAAGCAATGGCTGTTGGGTCTGTTGATTGTTGCGCTGCTTGAGCTGTCAATAGATCAGCCGTAGCGATATATGGTTTGTAGCCACCAACCATTTCTTCAACACCTTGATATGCAGCTTGTTGTTGCGGGCTTGGTAAAGCTAGTCTTTGTCCTTCATATCTTTCAAACGGTTCTGTTGTTACAGCTTCAGCTCTTTCAAACAATCTTTCTAAATACGGTTGAAAATATTCTGGTATGTTACTTGTTTGTTGAGTAACTGTTTGAGGCGGAGGAGGGGGAGGTGATCGTCCACCACCACCACCGAAGCATACACTCATGCACTCATCTGGTGATGCATCTTTGAATGGATTGTCCTCCATTCCTACACCGTATTGTTGTTCAGAAATTTGTAATCGTTTTAATAAGTCAGCCATTTTGTTCTCTGTATAAATTGTTGGTTATCGAAACCAAGCTTATCGCATACTTTATTCCACTGCATACGACCGGTTAATTCAATGCCATCTAACTTTAACTGTTGAGCTAAGTCTTCTAGCTTCTTAAATATTTGTTTACCCACACGAAAGTTAAGGTTTCTTCCAAAGATAAACAATATTTCTAATAATCGTTTTGTTGTTGGATAAACATTTATCTTTATTACATAACCTGCGATTATTCTACCATTATGTTTTATTCTTAACAAACCTAACACTCCTGTTTCAATATGTTGTCTAAGTATTTCTGGCGTGTATTTGTTTTCAAACGGTATTCGTTCGATCTCCACGGGAAATAACATAAACAATTCTTCAATATCATCAAAAGATTTAACCTCTTCTACCTCAAGCAACCGCTGTTCTCATCAACTGTCCTAGACCTCTTGTAAGTTCAGCTGGTTGTTTTGTCGTTCCTGTTTTCGCTTTACGCACATTTCTCATCAATGCATATAATTTGTTCGATCCTTTATCATAACTACCTTGTCCTAACTCTGCAACAATATCTCGTGGTACTACAAACTCTTGTGGACTAACAGCTGCGGCTCGTTTACCTTCGATGCTAGTCTGGATAAGATCATCCATACCACCACCCGGTCCTTGTAGTTCACCCGCCATAATCCCACCCGCTTGGTACTGCTGCGGGTTCATACCCAAATAACTTTGTAATCTTTGAGCACCAGCATCAGATGAACCGTCACCTATGTGACCCACGACATCTGCTGGTATAACGAATGCATTCTCTTGTAATGTTTGATTGGATTCTACTTCTCCACCTTGGTTATAATAATCAACCTCCATCTTTTCAACTCCTGGATACGTAACACTTTCATACCCTATTTTAGAAACATCTTCTTTACCTAATGCTAAATTTTCTGCTGATGAAGGATAACGATAAGGACCTCTTTGTAAAGGACCTTGATATGTGCCACCAAGACCTCTGAGTAAATTATTGTCTTGAGCATATTTAAACATGGCATCACCCTGTTGGTCTATCATCATCTGACCAATTAACCTTCCTGCGGCTCCTAAAAGTGGGCCTTTATTACTAAACATATTTTCATAAACACCTATAATCTCATCATCAAATCTTTTTCGTAGTCCCGGTGTAGATTTACCATAATTAACAGCAGACATATCAACAGTAGAACTTGGTCCTGTGATTCCTGCGGGAGCTTGGCTAGCCATGCCTGGAACTTCACCACCAACATTCATTTTCTTTGAGTCATAATCTTCAGGTCTTTTATATACACCAATTCTGGCAAATTCTTTTTCGGTTGTCGGTACTTTACCGCCTTCAGCTAATCCAATAAACTGACGAATCTGATCAATGTTAACATTAATATCTTTTTTTGGTAAATCATTTATTAGTTGTTGAGCTTGTTGTTCTATACCTCCTTGCTGTGGTTGTGGCACTGGCATTGGCATAGGTGCTGGTGCTTGTGGTTGAGCCATAGGTACATTAGTTGTTGGTATAGTTGGAGCTACGGGTTGAGCTAGACCTGCTATCTTTTGTGGACTAACTGACATCATTGGTTGGGTCTGGGCAATACTAGATATACCTGGCGCAGCTTGTGGCGAAACCATAGAACCCGTTGGGCGGAATGTGCCTTTTTGTGCTTCTATCTGTGGATTGTATGGACCAGATTGCATCATAACTCCACCACCTTGAGCTTTGATTTTACCACCCTCTTTAGCGCCAAGATAACCATAAGAACCTGGAGTGACTCGACCATAAGCAATGTCCTCTGGATCAGCATAAGTATATTCACCACGATCAAGCGGGCCTTTGTAGCCATACTTACTGAGGTCAGTGGTTCTACGCTGTGGCTGCATTGGAACAAATGGAGCTGGTTCTGGTGGGGGTGTTGCTGCTATTTGTAAACCAAGGCCGCCTAAAGCTATAGTTCCTGGAGATTGTTTAGTTATAAATTCTGGTAAAATATCTTTGGTCCCCGGTAACTGACCACCTAAAGTTACACCCTCGGCTGTTAAATTTTTAAACCCAGTTGCAACATTTGTTCCGATGTCTCCAAACGTAGCACCAATTCTATCGCCCAAAGCAGTCGATCCTTGAGCAAGTCTACCCGCCGAACTTGATCCCAATGCCATAAAGTCTGGCGCACCACCTATGTTCCCACTAAGACCTGTTGCACCTGCATCTAATGCTCCCTCAAAAGTAGAGCCAGCAACTTTACTTGCATCAATACCTGCGCTAGCCATTGGAGTAGCAGTGCCTTGTGTAAGTCCTCTAAATGCACTAGACAAACCTAAACTTAAACCAGCTGAGCCAATACCTGCTAATGGACTACCAGTTTGAATACCTGTTTTAATACCAGAATATGCTGCCGCTAAATATGGACCTGCTCCTGGAATAAATGCTAGCCCAATCGGCGCAACTATATCTCTAAAAAAACCACCTACACTTCTACCTATACTTCCGAACATTAGTGAAAGTCCCTCCAATCTGTACCATCATAGCCTTGAAACTTATTGGTAGCAGCATTAAATCTAATCTGCCCTTTCAAAGGTGTAGCTTCTGCCGTATCAGGGTTTGTTAAGTTACTATTAAGTCTTAGTCGTCCTTGTATACTTATAGATCCAAACTGATCTTGTTGTACACTATTACGAATTTTTACTTGGTCAGCTGATAGTTTATCATTTAACGAGTCAGCCCATGCTTCCATTTTATTAAGTGCATCGTCTGAAAAAGCATTAGCATTACCGGCATCAAGAAACGATACAGTTTCTGTCTTTGCGGGTACAAAACCTGATGCTCCTTGTGTTGTAAACGTCGTCGAACTGTTTTGCATGTTAGGTGTTATTCTGGGGAATCTTGGATAATCTGCCATTTATGCTACACTCCTTTTTTGTTTTGTCTTTTTCTTTTGTTGATTTATAAAAGCTCTATACACAGCAGCTTGTTTACTTTTACCTGCAACTCTAGCTCGTTGTTCCATAGCTATCGCAGCCTGTGTTTTATGGGCATGACTACGACCTGATCTTTTTATCTTAGCCACCGAAGCTCTAGCATCTGCAACCGTTGTAAATTTTAAACCACGTATAGTGCCCTTTGGATTCTCATCGGTATACAAGTCAGAGTGTTTTTTACTACCGACTGGTTGTCCTTTTTTTCTTGGTATTCTTCTGTTATCTTTTGCCATCTTGTGTTACATCCATTCTGAAAGATCCTAGTCGCCAGTTAGTTCCACCCGTAGATGTCGAGATACGAATAATAGCTTGACGACTACGAGCACGTGTTCTTATAAATTGTGTTGTCGGTGTTACAAAAAATGGTCCCTTTTCTCTAATCTCTCCATTTGGAAAGTTTTTAAGTTTCATATTTAAAGTAACACGACCACCATCATTTATTGTAAAGTCTGGAACGATTCTATCCAAGTACATAATGTTATCTCCTGGTCCATACGATGGTGGAGTTGTATCAAATTCTGATGATTCAAGAAAGGCTTCTTGTTTCTGACCATCAGCTGTATAAACATCTTCGGGTTCGTTTGTATATAAATAGTTATCGCCGTCAGCTTCTCTACCCGTTGTTATCACGTTTTGAAATACTTCTTTATCTTCCCATGTTGTAAATATAGTTGTACCAAATGTCCAATAGTTTTCAACAGGATTATAACTTACATATCGATCTACCTCTGTTGCATTTTTACTTGGATACAACCATGTTACTTCTCTGAACTCTTGGTTTGTACCAGCATACACTTTTTCTTTTTGATCAAAGTTAAAATCATTATAAACATAACGACGAACCGTACATGGTAAAGCTTTGACAGCACCATCATATACAAAGAAATCTTTTGCACCCATCCAGAATATACGACCATCAAGTTCGATTGCTGCATGTTGCCCAGCTATACCACAGTTAGAACCCAACTGTCTAAAGTTAAATATAAACGGTGGACCAACAAACTCCATAGCATGTACAGCATTGTCCGTCCAGATTAGTGATTGGTTACGAGTGTTAAGTCCGGTTATTAATTCACTACCGTCACCTAGTTGGTTTTCACCTGATGTGCTACTAACATTAACATTCCAGTTTGTATAATCGTTTTGATCTGACCACCTAACTAACATTGGGTCAAAACCACTAGCTACACCGTGTGTACCTAAACAAATAACATGTCTATCTTGTTGCGATACAAACATAAAGTTAGAAGCACTAGGAGCTGTTGATACAACCACGGCTCTGTTGCCTGTGCCAGATGATTCATCCCATACGTATAATCTACCTTCTCGTGGTAAAGCTAATAAGTCTTCACCAAAGTTATCAAGTGACCATTGTCGTAGTGGTTGTGTTTGTGCATCACCGGATATACTTGCAGGACTGTTCCATGCTCTGGCTCCCGTAATTGATACACCCGCATTATAAACACCAATACCCCAACCAAGTTCAGGAATATTTTGTGAACCACCAGAGTGTATATAGAATTGAAACTTAGATCGTGTTGTTATTGTTGTAGTTGCCGACGAAGCTATCGAAGCATTAAATGTAAAATTAGTAGGTGTGGATGATACAACTTCAAACTGATTGTTTAAAAATCTATGATTACCACCAACAGTTGCTGACGATACAAGAATAAAATAATCACCAACATTAGCTCCATGACCTGTAGATGATACAAGTATACGAGTGCTAGAAGCCACTGTTTTATAAGTGACACTCGATGTTGTTGATGTTCGTAATGGTGTAACATCATTGTTCTTACCACCAGCATAAACATAGAGATGACTTGGTGTGCCGAACGAAAGATACTTTAGAGCTTCGTTACTTGTAAATGAGTGAGATGAACGACCTGTTCCTATGAATGCTTCTTGTACTCTTTTTTCATAACCACGAATGTTTTCTGGTTTACCAGCACGGAACCGTACTTTGTCACCATTATACCACCCACCTTTGGAGGCATATTGTGTAGACTCTCTGTCTATCCCCGGTCTGAAATTTACATCAAATAGAATTGTATCGGTGGACATTTATTCTCTCCACCTTTCTCTAAGCCTCATCTGGATTTTTAGGCCAGTGCCATAGATGACCACTAGACACAGATGTCATTGTTCCATCACTAGCTGTTGCATAAGTTACATATAATCCTGGAACGTCAGTGATTGTTGTTACAGCATTGATAGCCGTCTTCATAGCTTTAGCTTGAGTTCGTACACTAGCTCTCCATGTTTTCCAATCGTCAGCTATAGTTACACCAGTTTCGATTTGACGTGTAGTCATCCAGTCTGACGGTGCTAACACTTTGTATGCATTGGTATCAACTTCTGCGAGTAGTTTAGTTTTTAAACCTGTTGTTAATATTGAATTCCCAGCATCATCAGTTGAACTAACATCTTCAATTACATGTTCTTTTTTATTATAGTGTATAGCTACGTGGTCAGTATTAATGGTATACGTTACACCGCCTGTTCCTGCATGAGTTCTATTATCTATTGTGCTTGTAATCTGTGTTGGATAAATACCAATATTTTTAAGATCGGCTTTTGGCCATACACTAAAAATATTACTAGGGTATTGTATACCATTTATGGTTACAGCTTTTGCACCATTCAGTATTTCAATTACTTGATTGTTTTTTACTATTGCCCAAGACATAATACTCCTTTACGTATGTTTCTATTATTAAATATTTGTTTCATATATACAACCCTACCTCGCAGTTACAGGACTCGTTCCGTCCCCAACAAATGGATGTTCAGCAAATGCCATGTAAAAATAATTTATTC